AAAACCGACGCCACCACCGCCAGCTCCTCCACCTCCACCAGAACAGACAGAGTTACCACCATTACTACCACTTCCAGAAAAGACATTACTTAAATTTTGAGTACCATCATTACCAGTAACAGTTCCATTTTGATCAGCACCTTGAGCACCATCACCACCAGCACCTCCGCCACCGCCACCGCCAGCTCCAGCGATCATAACTACAGAAGTACCAACAGCAGACGAACCGCCTCCGCCTCCGCCTCCGCCACCACCAGTTCCAGTACCACCATTACCACCACCTGAGAAACCATCAGTTGATCCAGAACCACCATAATATCTTGGAGTACCTATAACAGCATTATCAGGAGCTATTCCTCCTCCACCAACGTAGACTCTCATTCCACCTGCACCTGAAGGATTAATATTTACAGTGATGCTTTTACCATCACCACCGTTACCTGCCCACCAAGGACCATTACCGTCACCATCACCAGGACCACCTGATCCACCACCACCACCTCTAATAATTGCTTTTAGACTGTCAAGTGGCCATGTAGCAGGAATAGTATAAGTATAGAAAGAACTAGACGGTGTGGTATATGACTGTGATGTTTCATTTGTCCCAGTGTATAAAGTTCTAGCACCATCACCACCAGCACCTGTAATATATCCAGTAGTTGCTCCTGAACCTCCTGAGCTAGTAGTACCATTGCCACCAGGATTTCCATCATTATATTGGACGATATTAATATCTAATCCACTTACGGTATATGTGCCTGTTCCAGTAACATTTGTTGCACCAGCACCACCAGAAACGATTCTTGCTTGACCACCAGCTCCACCAGCTCCACCAGAATCGCCATCTGAACCACCTACTCCACCTTCTGCTACGATTTGTATTTGATTTCCATTGTAATTAAACTCATAATAACTGTCGCCACCATTAGTACCATCAACATCACTAGTAGCACCTCCACCACCAGAACCACCAAGATCTCCAGCAACACCAACCAAAGGTTGTTGTTCTGTGGTTGGAGACGGAACTGTGTATGATCCAGGAGTTTGTTGATCTACAACATATTCTGTTGTTACATAAGTATCACCTGGTATTATGATTGTTTTACCACCAATGGTATATGAGTCGTTAATATCATATACTGTATCTGTTGGTTGTTGTATGACTGTAACGCTATCTGCTGGTAAATCTCCTGCAACTTTGTATGCTATTTCTAATGTAATATCTTGACCAGCACTACCATTAGTCGTTGCAGATAATGTAATACCTTTTTTTGCATTATATTTTGAAGTTGCTAGATAAAAATTGTCATCATCAATCCTAATTGCATACCATTCTGTATTCTGTGCAAATGCAACAGGTGTGCCATCTACATCAAATACACATTGAGTTGTTTGATCATTAGTCTTAACTCTAATTTTATATCCAGTAGATAGATCATGACTGTTGACATTTATTATTGTTCCTGTTGCATCACCAATAATATTTGTTGCAGTAATAATTACATCTTCTGTTTCACCAATACCACCAACGTTACCAAATGTAGATAAAGTTGGATCAGTAATAACATAATCTACAACACCATGACTGTGAAATAGTGGTGTTCCTCCATTTGGTAAGAAGAAATTAACTTGTCCTGAGCTATCTTTGTAACTTGCAAGACAACTATCAACGGCAAATCCAGAACCTTCAAATGCTCCTGCTAGTGGTGCTTGTGATGTCATAATAGCATGATCATGTTCGGGAACTGAGGATATCATTTTTTCTTGTAGAGGACCTATTTGTATTTCAACCTCACCAGTCAAAGTTCCGCCAACAAATTCAGTTATATTTGGATATCCACTAATAACAATATTTCCAATATCAAATAATGCTTCCTGTTGTGTTTTGTCAAAGAACCATCTACCACCTACTGCACCAACAGTAGAGATAACATTACCAGAAACAGGAGATCCACCACCACTGACACCGCCACCAGCACCAACTAATTTTCTAGCTTTATAGTCAGGAACATTAAATGTAAGAGATGAAGATTGTCCAAAATCTTCTGGATTAAATGTTCCAGTAAGTCCACCATACTTATTTTCAATAACTTGATATAATAATGGAAAATCTTGTGCATTATATTCAGATCCATCACAATATAACCAACCTTCGTACTGCATGGCTGGATCAGTACCAGTTGTATTAGATGTAGTAACAATCTCAACTCTTGCTGTTCCACTGCTACCTGGTTGAGAAATATAAACTACATCACCATCAGCATATCCGTAACCTGGTTTTTTAATAGTGACAAAATTAACACTACCGTTTAAATTTGCTGCTATACCAACAGTAAGTCCAAATCCAGTGCTTGATGCCACGCCGACTGTCCCGTTAGAACCAACATCAGTAATATTATAATATTTTCCTGCAACAATATCTCCATTACTTCTAGAAAATTTAATAGTATTTGAGTCAACAACATCAACTAAAAATGTAAATCCTTTATCAAGACTAACGCCACCAATACCACCTGTTGCTAATACTGGTGTTGCTGATGCATTAGTGCCACCTCCACCAATCAATGTAATAACAGGGAATTGATATCCAGTACCACCATTAATAACATTTATTGCAGTTACGGTTCCTGTAGTAGAATCAAATTGTGCCTGAAATGTACCACCAGTAACAGGACCACTACCATTATCAGTTACTTGCACTAATGGTGCTGATGTGTAGTTACTACCAACATTATTCATAGTAATAGATTGAATAGATCCTCCCAATTTACATTGGTTTGGAACTTGATCTGTTGTAATAACTGTTAGCTTGTCACCCTCAACAAAAGGATGATTAGGGATACTAATATTATCTGTCCCTACTTGAAATGCTGTTGCTGGGATATCATAAGTTATTGGAGTTGTAGGATATCCAGAAATTGTTCCTAAATCAGTTACATATCCAGTACCACCACCAGCACCAGAAACAACTGATCCTAAATTTAATACAACGCCATTATCTGTGACCTTATCATCAGTTGCCTTAAAAATAGGCACGATAGAACCAATTGGTAACGTAGAATTACCAAAGGTTGCTTTGTCTGTAAGAAAATTAGAACGTATGTTTCTTGACATTTCAGGTCTTAATTAGGTAATCCACCATAACAAAAGGAGAGATTAGATTATCAATTTTTGTATCGGTCTCTGCTTGAATAGAAATAGAAGCACTCATTCCATCAACAGCAATAAACGTCTCTGGTATATTTATTTCATAGTTGGTAAGTCCAGTTGTGTAATTAATAGTATGAGTATGAGTTGTAGGATCTGAATCATAATTAAATGGTTCTGTGCTCTCAATGATGTTTGAAACCTGAGGATATGCAACATTTTGATTACTAGCAACTTGAGTATCTACTGGTAACATTTGATGTAAAGATGAATTATGAACATATGCTGCACCAGCTGATGCATCACTTCCAAAAGATGTAGTAGAAACTCTGAAACTAATTCCTCCGCTACCACTAGAAGGTGCACCACTAATATTTTTTCCTCCAATATCAGGAAAAGTTAAAACATCACCTGCTAGATAATTAGTTCCGCCATCAACTATGGATGAAACTTTATATCTTGTATTAGTTGGATTACCACCAGCACCTGGCCACGCCTCAAACCGACATAAAACTCTAAATCCACTTCCATTACCACCAACTAAATTAACTTCACTTTGAGCAAAATCAGATAAGTCACTCCATACGCCAGAACCATAGCTGGTGTACGCCCATTGCCCAAAACCTTTACTATAGTATCCTGCTCCAATATAACTATCTAAATTATCAAGACTTTCATATAGTTCAAATGATTGAACAACACCACCAGGACTGGATGCAGATTGAGGAATATCATCACTACCAACTCCAGTAGCACCTGAGACATAATTAGCTCCCATACTTACATTACTACTAGCACAAGTCATACCAACTGTAATTAATCCAATTCCAAAAACTGAATAAGTTTGAAAACATTGACCCTCTGGAGTAGCATTAATTGCCATAGTTTTGCCAGTAGGAATCAAACAGCTGTTGATAAAGTTACCACAACTTCCCTTACAAATACCAAAATATTGAAATGTTGCAAAGGTAGAAGAAGGAATGTAAGCACCACTATCCCATACTTCTGATTGTTGATAATGTTTACATGCAGGTTGTCTTGCATCAGGATCTTGAGAATCCGTAGCATCATACCAATTTTCAACACCAATTGTAGATGCGTTAGTAAAATAATTAAGTTCAAATATATCACTACCTTGACGTCTAATAGTTCTACACCTATATGTTGTGGTGTAATGCATATGTGGTAAGAAACCATTTATAGATATAATTTCTTCATCAGGTCTTTTAGGTTTG